CTGGAATACTATTATGGCATCACCTAATTCAAAGGCAACCTTCAAGGACTACATCAAAAGAGCTCTAGGAGCTCCTGTTGTAGAAATTAACATCGATGACGACCAAATGGACGACAGGGTCGATGAAGCACTGCAATATTTTCGTGAATTTCACTACGATGGAAGTATTAAAACCTATCTAAAACACCAAATTACTCAAGCAGAGATTGATTCGTTTAAGACTAACGAAACACACGCAGCTGCGACAACTGGAACACAGGCGATTGCAAACCAAACTTACGGAGAAGGTAAGAATTATTTGACACTACCTGAACACGTTCTTTCGGTAATTAACTTATTCCCTTTCTCAAGTGGAACTCAAGCAAATATGTTTGATATTCAGTATCAACTTAGACTAAATGACTTGTGGGATTTAACATCCACTAGTGTAATGTACTACTCACAAGTACAATCACACCTTGCATTACTTAATCAAATGTTAGTGGGTCAGATACCTATAAGATTTAATATGCATTCTAATAGACTGTACATTGACTACAATGCATCAAAATTGACTGCAGATGAGTGGATTATCATAGAATGTTATAGAAAAATAGACCCTACAGACATGACAGATGTTTACAATGATATGTGGTTAAAAAAATATGCAACACAATTGGTCAAGTATCAATGGGGTCAAAACCTATCTAAATTTGGTGGTATCGCACTTCCAGGCGGAGTGACACTTGATGCAGAACGTATGATGACTGAAGCATTAGAAGAACGAACAAAACTAGAGGAAGAGTCAAGGTTAAATTACGAAATGCCTGTTATGGACATGATGGGATAACCTCATGGCGACTAACGTATTTTTCAATCACGCAGTAAACACTGAACAACATCTTTATGAAGATTTGGTTGTTGAATCCTTACGAATGTATGGACACGAGTGTTTCTATCTACCTAGAGAAGTTGTAGAAGAGGACACAATCCTTAACGAAGACGTACAATCTAGGTTTGGTGATGCATACTCAGTGGATATGTATATTGAAAATACAGAAGGATTTGAGGGTGAAGGAGACTTAATGTCTAAGTTTGGTGTCTCAGTTCGGGATACTGCAACTTTCGTAATCTCACTCAGAAGTTGGGAAAGATTCATCTCACTAGATTCAAACCTTGCAACATCTTTAAGACCTAACGAGGGAGATTTAATACACTTCCCTATGAGTGGTTCAATGTTCGAAATCAAATTTGTAGAACATGAAAATCCATTCTATCAGGTAGGTAAACTCTTTGTATTCAAATTACAATGTGAATTGTTCGAGTACAGTGGAGAAGACTTCGATACCAATGTCACGGACATTGACTTAATAGAAGACGAACAAGCATACTACATAGACTTAACAATGGCGACTGGTGGTTCAGGAAACTATGTAAACAATGAAAATATTACACTAAGTAGTGTTGTAGTGGGAGAAGTAATATCTTGGAATCCTACTACTAGAAACTTAAGAATTAGAGATAACACTAAGACACTTGTTGTCGGAGATGTACTTGTCGGTGCAGACGGAAGTGCATCACATACAATCTCAAGTATTGTGGATGTCATGACCATGGGTAATGACGGAGCTGCAGATAACTTGGACTTCGAAACAAAAGCAGATGGATACTTAGATTTCTCAGAAACAAACCCATTCGGTGAGGTGACATAATGATAGAAAAAATAATTGCAGAAGTACTTGGTTGCGACCAAGAATTAGTAAAAGAGGATTCACACTTTGTGGAAGACTTGGGTGCAGACTCACTAAACATCGTGGAAGTAGTCATGCAAATTGAAGAGGAGTTTGGAATAGAGATTCCCGATGAGGATGCAGAACAATTGAAAACGGTTGGAGACTTGAGAACATACATCGAGGATAACCAGTAATGTTCGGTACTCACTTTTATCATGAGACGATTAAACGAAGTGTATCTATCTTTGGTACATTGTTTAATAATATCTATATCAAAAAAATCAAATCAGACGGTACTGTTCTTGCACAACAGATAGTCCCCATATCCTATGGCCCAAAACAAAAGTGGTTAGCGAGACTGAATGAAGAATCGAGTCTAAGTGATAATAATAGAAGTGCAATCAGTCTACCTAGACTTGCATTTGAAATAACAGGATTCCAGTATGATGCAGATAGACAACAAAACAAATTAATCAAGACTTCTAAAGGTGGACTAAACGCAGATAAATCAAACCGAGGGTTCCAGTACGCACCTGCGCCATATACAATCAGTTTTACACTTAGTGTTCTTGCGAAACAAGCTTCAGACGGACTTCAAATCGTAGAACAAATAATTCCTTACTTCCAACCCGAATATACAGTGTCTATGAAAATGATTGATGACATGAGTGAAGTAAGAGATGTACCCATTACACTTACAGGTGTAGAAATGACGGACACTTATGAAGGAGAGTTTACCGAAAGACGTGTTATAGAACATACACTTACATTCGATATGAAAATATACTTCTTTGGCCCAATCTACAGTGGTAAGATTATTAAGAATGTTATTGAAAGAACATATGTTAACCCTTCAGTCACTAAAGGATTCTCAACGACTGCAATAGATGAGTCAGGACTGGTTAAAGAGGTTAAACACTACGAACCTGCATTCGGAGAGGTTGCAAACGCACAAAGTTCGGGTACAACAGTGACCTTTGAAAGTGCGATAAATAGTTCTATAAGTGTTGGAGACGAAGTGTTCGATACAGGTAATGCAACGAATCCTACAATTTCTAGTATTGCAAGTAATAAACTAACCGTTGTATTATCAAGTGCAATTACACTTACGAAGAAAACAACACTTAAGTTTGTAGGTTCTGTAGACCCTGAAGATACTTTCGTAGTTGCAGAAACGGTAAATTTTTATGATGACGGTACTGGTTCAACATTTGCAGACAATCAGACTGAAGATGCGAGTTAAATTATGGCAAAAGATATTGATTCAAAACTAGATGATATCCTAGATATCGGAACTAGTATACAAAAAGAAACCAAAGTAGTTAAACTACCTGCACTTCAACGTGCAGAGTCAGTAGACAACGACTACAAGTATGGTCGAGAGACCCTCTACAACCTCGTAGAGAGGGGTCAGGATGCGATTGATGGGATACTTGACCTATGCAAGGAAACCGAACATCCACGTGCTTATGAGGTCGCAGGACAACTTATAAAAACGGTTGGGGATACTGCAGAGAAACTCCTAGACTTACAAAAGAAAGTCAAAGAACTGGAAGCAGAAAACCCAAATCTAAAAACACAACACAATCATCTATATGTGGGTTCCACTTCAGATTTACAGAAATACTTGAAGAAAAACAAAGAATAATGACTGATGCGAAGAATGAAGGGTATCTAGGTAATAACCTTATCAAGAAAGCTGGAATTGATATCCAGTATACTGAAGAAGAGTTAAATGAATACATTAAGTGTTCAAAAGACCCCACACACTTCATTGAAAACTATTGTCAGGTCATCTCACTCGATGAGGGTATGGTTAAGTTTAAACTCCGTGGGTATCAAAAAGAATTAATCCAACACTATGATGATAACAGATTCAACGTAGTTCTTGCATCTAGACAGTCAGGTAAGTCAATTACATCATGTGCATACCTAATATGGTATCTATTATTCCATCCTGAAGTCACCGTAGCAATCCTCGCTAACAAGGGTGCTATCGCACGAGAGATGGTTTCTCGTATCGTGACTATGTTAGAGTCAGTTCCGTTCTTCTTACAGCCAGGTGTTAAGATTTTGAACAAAGGTTCGATTGAGTTTGCGAATGATAGTAAACTAGTAGCGGCCGCAACATCTTCAAGTTCAATTCGTGGTCTTTCAATCAACCTACTATACCTCGATGAGTTTGCATTCGTAGAAAATGCAGAGGAATTCTATACTGCGACATATCCAGTGGTGACATCGGGTAAAGAAACTAAGGTTATTATTACCTCTACTGCAAACGGTGTAGGTAATATGTTCTACAAGATATATGAAAGTGCAGTGCATGGTCAGTCAGAATACAAGTCATTTACAATTAACTGGGACGATGTGCCAGGCAGAGATGAGGCATGGAAGAAAGAGACTATTGCAAACACTTCGGAAACTCAGTTCGAACAAGAGTATGGTAATAGTTTCTTAGGAACAGGTAATACACTTATCAGTTCAAATTGTTTGTTGGGTATGAGGTCTCTAGATGCAGAGTGGGGTCATGACGACTTCTTTATGTACAAACAACCCACTCCCGACCACACCTATATATGTACAGTAGACGTTGCAAAGGGTAGGGGGATGGACTTTTCAACATTCACTATGTTTGATGTGACAGTCTCACCATTTGAACAGGTTGCAGTCTATAGGAACAGTATGATATCACCTATGCTGTTTCCTGATATTATAAATAAGTATGCAAAGGCGTATAATGAAGCATTAGTAATTATTGAGAATAATGCAGAAGGTGGAATGGTTGCAACACAACTACACTTCGATATAGAATATGGGAATGTCTTTGTTCAGGGTCAAACAAAAGTTGATGATATTGGTGTGACCATGAACAAAAAGATTAAGAGAATAGGGTGTTCTACACTTAAAGAGTTATTAGAAGAAAATAGATTAACTTTGTGTGACCGAAATACCATTACTGAACTTATGACATTCATAAATAAAGGTATGTCGTTTGAAGCGGCAAAAGGGTATCATGATGACTTGGTAATGAATTGTGTCCTATTCAGTTGGTTTGTCACCACAGAATATTTTCACCACTTAACCAACCATCAAATAAAAGACCTTTTGTACGCAGAACAACAAAAGTTAATAGAAAACGACCTACTACCTGCAGGTATCTTTGGAGCTGGAAATCAGACACCCGAAGCTACATCCTTCGTAGATAATGAAGGGGATAGGTGGTATGTTAAAGGAACATAAATAATAGAGAAGAATGTAAATTGGTGTCGTTAGATGCTGTATTGTTATAAATAAAACAGTAAACAATAACTTTTTACATTAACAGGAGAAAAGTATGGCATTTCAAGTATCACCAGGCGTTCAGGTCAACGAGATTGACTTAACAAATGTTGTACCAGCAGTTTCAACAACAACTGGTGCATTCGCTGGTTCATTTCAATGGGGCCCTGTTGATGAAGTAATAACAGTTTCAGATTCAAAGGGTTTAGTAGACACATTCGGTTCACCCGCTAATACAGATGCAGGTGCAGAAGATTTTTACACAGCAGAATCTTTCCTAAAATATGGTTCATCATTAAGAGTTGTCAGAATTAATTCAACAGGAATTTTTTCTGCAAACGCTTCAGGTGCAGCCAGTTCACTACTTAAGGGTGGTGAAGACTACACTAACACATATAAGTCAGGTGGTCAGGCAGGAACTGTTGGAAAATTCATTTCAAAATACGGTGGGTCTAAAGGTAATTCATTAAAAGTATCAACGTGTGCAGGTTCAGATGCGTATTTCAATGACACCGTCACTACGACAGGTGGTGCAGAAGCAGTTGGACAAACAACAATTACAGTAGCAGCATCGAATGTATTCACATTAAGAGACATAATCACGTTTCCACAAACACATAATACTCAATATAGAGTGTTAACTGCTCCAAGTGGAACAACAATTACTATTGAAGCACTAAATCAACCTTCAGGAACAGGATTAACAACTGCAGTTGCAAGCGGTGCTAATATCGATAGATATTGGGAACATTACGGTTTATTCAGTAAAGCCCCAGGCAAATCTGCAACATCACTTGCAGCTGGTGGTTCTGATGATGAAATTCACGTTGTAGTCGTAGACGAAGACGGAGTATTCACTGGAACAACAAACACAGTATTAGAAACACACGGTTTCTTATCATGTGCATCAGACGGTAAAGATTCACAAGGTGCATCAAACTACTATAAAGACGTATTAGAAACAAAATCAGACTACGTTTACTGGTCAAGTCACTCAACAGGAACACACGCAGGTGCGGCCGTTGAGAAAGACCACGCTGGTTCAGTTAGTGTTGCCTTCGGTAGACCTTCTGCACCTGAAAATTCATCACTAAGTGGTGGTGCAAACGGTAGAAGTACTACTGCAGGACAAAAACAAACTGCATGGTCAGACCATTTCGCAGATGGAGACACTGCAGACTTGTCTTTCTTAATCGTAGGTTCTACAAGAACTGATAACGGTTCAGGAGTAGACCAAGACCTACTTACAGATTGGACAACACAAGTTAACCAAGCAATTCTAGTTGCAGAAGCAAGAAAAGATTGTATGGTAATCGCAAGTCCAAGACGTTCATCAGTGGTTAACGTTTCTAATGAATCAACACAATCAACAAACGTTCTTGCTGATTTCAACACTGCAACTTCTACAAGTTTTGGTGTATTTGATTCAACATGGGTCTATCAATACGATAGATTTAACGATAAGTACTGTTGGATTCCTGCAAATGGACACACAGCAGGCATTATGGCAAGAAGTGATTTACAGAGAGATGCATGGGTTTCACCTGCAGGTTTCTCAAGAGGTCAATACTTAGGTATAACCAAAATCGCATTCAACCCTAAACAAGCATCTAGAGATGACTTGTATCGTGCAAGAATTAACCCAGTCACAACATTCCCAGGCCAAGGTACAATCCTGTTTGGTGATAAGACTGCATTAACAACACCTTCTGCATTTGATAGAATTAATGTGAGAAGACTTTTCATAGTTCTAGAGAAAGCAATATCAACTGCTGCTAAAGCGCAACTCTTTGAATACAACGATTCATTCACAAGAGCACAGTTCAGAGCCGCAATCGAACCTTTCTTAAGGGATGTGAAGAACCGAAGAGGTTTAATTGACTTCGCAGTGGTTTGTGATGAAACAAACAACACTGATTCAGTCATGGATAGAAACGAATTTGTATGTTCTATCTTCGTTAAACCTGCTCGTTCAATTAACTATATAACTTTGAACTTTGTCGCTGCTAGAAG